TGGTGGAAGCTAGATCAGATAGCATTTCAGATTTACTAGCTGCTGTGGATTATGCAACAAATACAGTTCAAGCAGACGTAATATCTATGTCATGGGGAATTGATGATTCTACATCTCTATCTGAATACAATAGTCGGTTTAATAATCCTAATGTCTGTTATTGCGCGGCTAGTGGAGACAATAATTCAGTTTCTTGGCCATCAGTATTATCAAACTGCATATCTGTAGGCGGCACGACATTATTATGGACTCCTAATGGAACAAAAACTAGGACGGAATTCACATGGAATAGTGCAGGTTGTGGTTATGCTACAAGTGTATCACAACCCAGTTATCAGCAATCGATTAGTGCAATTGCTCATAAAAACAGAGCAATACCAGACATTAGTATGGTAGCAAACCAGAGCACTGGAGTTTACACAGTATACAATAATCAATGGTATGTATTTGGCGGAACTTCTATAGCAACACCGTTATTTGCTGCTATTCTGTCATTGGCTAATCAACAAAGATTCAATTCTAATAAAACAACTCTAACTACGGTTTATTCTACAAGCCAACCCCAACCAACAAATTCTAATTATGTTCCTCCACTTAATAATGTGCAACAATGTCTATATAAAACTATTTACACGAGCAGTAAATACGCTAATGATTTTTATGATGTCACAATTGGTTCTGATAAAGGTTCAGTAGCAGGTAACTCGGCGTCTTTGACAACGTATACTGCAGGAACAGGGTATGATTTAACAACAGGACTAGGGTCACCAAATTGTTCTAATTTATGCAATGATTTAGCAAGTATTTAAGGATAATAATGAGTTTTATTTATGAAAATATATAATATATGCTGTATTACATATTTTTATTTTTAATAATAGCGATAGTAATATTTGTAACGGTTTATTATTCAAGAATCATATACATTAAAAATAAAATAGGATTTGTTCATGATAGTTCTCCGTATATCTATCCCGAAATAATAGATAATTATATAACACCGGATCAAAATCGTTTAATACTAGAGTTTGCGAAACCTTTGTTTAAACCTAGCGAAGTGGGTGGACCATTAAATAATGTTGATACTAGCATTCGAAATAGTTATACTGCATGGATACCCAAAGATAATCCAATAGCGAAAGATATTATTATAAAAGCATGCAATAAATATAATTTACCGTTTGAGAATGTAGAAGATATGCAGGTAGTGAAATATGAAAAGGGAAACTTCTATAATGAACACCATGATAGCTTTCCCCACTATGAACCCGAATTTTTATTAGAAGGAGGACACAGAGTATTAACAGTTTTAATTTATTTAAATAATGATTTTGAAGAGGGAGAAACTAGATTTATCAACTTAGATAAAAACTTTAAACCCAAACCCAATAGCGCGATAGTTTTTCATCCATTAGATTCTGAAAATAAATGTTGTCATCCAAAAGCATTGCACGCAGGGTTACCTGTTAAATCAGGAACTAAATACATAGCTAATATCTGGATAAGAGAAGCTCCGTTTACATATAATAGAAATTTATGGAGCTACGAAAATATAATAAATTCTATTATTGTTTATACATGCAGCGTAATATATTCTATAACAAATATCACATTTTAATTCATTAAGGGGTTAAAGATTTTTTAACAACCTATATTATGAAGTATTTTTCGATATTAGGAGAAAGGTGTAGTGGAACTATTTTTGCACAATATGCTATAGCTAGAAATTTTAATTTAGAACATATAGGATTATCTATAAAGCATTTCTTTGGACATACAGAAGAAGTATTTAATCAAGAATGCGTAGACGATACATTGTTTGTTTTTGTAGTTAGAAATCCTATTGATTGGATAGATAGTTTTTTTAAAAGGTTGCACCACATTCCTCCTGAAAATAAAGAATCGATCCATAGTTTTATTAACAACGAATTTTATAGCATACATGAAGTAGGTTCATTAATAAATACAGAAATTATGGAGGATCGCAATATCAATACAGGAGAAAGATATAAAAATATATTCGAATTGCGTAAAGTTAAAAACAAATATTTATTGAATGTTTTTAAAAATAGAGTGAAAAACTTTGCTGTTTTGCGGTACGAGGATCTGCGAGACAATTACGAGAATACATTGGATAAGTTAAAAGATGAATTCTGTTTAGGAAAAAAAAATATGGAATATGAAACTATAATTCGATACAAGGGAACATATACTGCGCTCTATTTCAGAAAACCTATTTTACTTCCTAATGAAGTTATAGAAGAAATCAAACGTAGGGTTGACGTTGACCAAGAAAAGGAGTTGGGTTATGAATTCGTTTAATATAATAAAAACATAAATGCATATGTATTATAATGAATAACACATATACTTATCTTACTCATTTTGGGAAAGTTACTCTTTATCAAAATGAACTCTTCATAGGAACTAGTTTTAGAGAAAATAAATATTGGGATGAAGATACGTTATGGAAATTAAAAGAATATATAGATCCTAATCGTAATATTTTAGAAATCGGTGGTCATTGTGGAACAAGTTCACTAGTTTATGCATCCTTTCTCAACCCTGGCCAAAAAATATATGTCTACGAACCCCAGAAAAAACTTTACGATTTATTGGTTCAAAATGCTAATCAAAATAATTTACATGATAAAATATTACCTCGTAACCTAGGAGTTTTCTGTTTTAATGGACAAGGTAGTATGCACGATACAGATATAGATGGTTGGGGTGGGAATGTTGCAAAACGTTACGACGAAGAGATATGCGATGGATGCAATTTTGGAGGAATTGGATTAGGAACAAACGGAGAAACTATAAACCTAACTACAATTGATAGTATGGATTTGGAGAACATTGGATTTATACATTGTGACGCACAAGGATCAGAGCCGTTTATATTTTCTAAGGGAATAGAAACTATTAGAAAGCATAGACCTATTGTTTATTATGAAAATTTTGAATTTGAGAAAGGAGATGCCGCCAAAATAATGTTCCAGAATATCTGCGATCAATACCCACAATATTCAGAAGAAAGCTGTTTTAATATTAAGAAATTTTGCATGGAGGAATTAAAGTATTCTCAATGCATTGATAAATTTAATGATGGAATGGATTGTTTATTGATTCCTTGAAAATACCGAAAAATTGAAAACTTTTTTCAGCGAATTAAGTAAAGCAATTTAAGTAAAATGTCTACGATACATCACACATTTCAGTATGCTAGAGACGGCGGATCTCGCTCTTATACCGGTAAATTTGAAATAACTCTACAAGAAATAGAGAATGGATACCGTTGCGGAAAAATTTGTCATGAAGATGGAGGAATCTTCATAGGGAAATATTATGAGGACGCTAGTGGTAAAATATTGATGGTGGAAGGAAGCTACACTTACAAATGTGGGAAGATAACTCATTTAGGTATATTTTGGAACAACAATCTGGATGATGGATTAGTGATAGAGGATGGAAAAAGGCGTGGTCGAGTTTACCCTTTTGGTTAATATTTTAAGTCAATACAAAGAAGGTGTGTAAATAATTTTATTTTATAACAATAAAATTATTATTTAACGAGCGATCTCGGTAATCTTCAACCAAGTTGAAAGATCAGAATTTACAGTAATAGGGTCAGCGTCTGCTCCGTTATATAAATCTACAGCAATTGTTTTTGTTGTAGTATTGGTATTAGTGTATCTTCCGATTAAAGGAAACAACACACCACTTCTGGCACCTCCACCCATTGAATTCAACCATTTCTGATAAGTTTGACTAATTCTGTCGCCATTAACTTTCAAAAAACCGTAAGCTTGATCAGTACCACCGCCATTTAAATAATAAACCGCTTGGTATTCAAGAATTAAATAAGAATCTGAATACTTAGGTGTATATGACAGTGAAAAAATATTAGTAGTTGCCGCAGCTGCAATAGTTTTCTCGGTTTGGCCTAAATCTGTGTTGCTAAGCATAGCCATATTAATTACTTGACCAGGTAAAAAAGTATGAGCTAATACGGTTCCATTTACATTTACGTTTCCGTTTACTTGCTCGTTTCCGTTTACTTGCTCGTTACCTCTTACTGTTAAATCTTGTACGGATAAATTACCACCAACTGTTAAATCGCCTTTAAGATCTTCATCGCCATATACTGTTAAATTTCTCTGTACATTAGCATCCCCGTAATAAATTATGGGTTTATTGAACTCAACCATTCGGTTATTGAGTTGATTAACTTTATAAGTAGCTTTCTTGCCAACAACTGTATGCATGGACAACGACATTTTACTAAATGTATATAATAATGTTGTATATTTTATTTTCTAGAAAAGAATGATGTAATCTGTTGAATATTGTTTTTTTCATTATAGATTTTATCTAACACTTTATCGAATAGTAACGACTTAACTTTTACGGCACAAAACTTCTCCTTTTTCTTCATAAATATTTCTAAATCTGGATAATCATCTTCGAGTTTTCGAATCTCCTTTTGGTATTCTTTAATAGCGCTCATCTTCCCTTGAGCGCGCCAAATCTTTTCCACTTCAAGTCCAAACAATTGCAATAATGGTTTCATGATTTGATTCGTAATATAATGCGTGTAGTCAATTGGTATCTTATTCTCCAAAATAAATTCCGGTGTTTCCATCTTCTCACCTTGCAACGCTTTTTTATCATCATTCACAATAAATACGAATTTAATACGATCACCGGATTTCGGCTTATTTCCTGGATCTCTCTTTCCAATGCGTTCTGCCAAAACATTATGACCAATAGATTCCGGGTTCTTATAGTCACTACGAAGTGCCTTTGTAATAGCCAATTTGTCCATACTTACTTTGCCAGCAATTAGATTATTTAAACACGTATCTAGGTATTTAATTGCTGCACCCATATCTGTGTTTTTCATTAGGATGTCCAAAACTCCTCCATAGACATCCTTCATATAATCACACGAATCTCGACGCTTCAATGGAAGTCCCATATACTTAAGCTTTCCCTTATTTGGGTCTTCCTCATAAAGCATTCCTACATAACGCTTCTTAGAAAGCAAGATAAATGGCATGAGCGTCTTTTCGTAAGATAATTCCATGGGTGGTTTCAACCATTGCGTGCAGAGTTTAGCTGCGTCTTGAGCAATCTCAATAGTCATTTCAAGAGCAGGTTTGCCTACGATTTTCTCACCAGTTTCAGCATTCTCCAAATTAAATGTGAAGAATACACTATCTGTATCGCCATAAATATATTCGGCTCGCGTTCTAACCGGACCAGCACAAGTTGTATTATATATCATGTTTCCATAAACTTCTTCAATAATACGCTTTGCGTAAGTAATCATCATACGGCCAGTTGCAGTTGTAGATGCGGCAACGTTTTTCTCATAAAACGCGGATGTTCTAGAACCACATTGACCATACAGCGAATTTGCTGTAACCTTATAAGCTAATTGCCTCTTATCTAAGATATTTTGCATAAAAGGATCCTTCTCAGTTTTAATTAGCTTACGAGTGTCAGAACGGGCCTTCAAAAGCTCTTCCAAAATCGATGGAAGAATCGATTTCTTATTATTTGGCAACTGGGCCCAACGGCACACAATCTGTCCTACCTTAGTTTTCTTAGCTTGTGCACTCCCAACCTTAATATACTTAAAGTTATCATAAGCTATGTCGATGTACTGATATTCTGGCAAATTATCGTATATATATTTTCCAGCCGAATTCTTTTCTCCTTTTTCTCTCACTAGTTTTCCTTCTAGATTGTATTCCTTGGTCCATACTAAACTATCGTGTGAATAATTTTGACTAATCATTGCAGATGGATAGAGAGATGAGTAATCTACACAAGCAACTGGTATATCAATATACATTGCGCATTTAGGAGGCAATACAATGGCACCTTCGTATCTATCAAAATCCATGGTTTTTTCTAAGTCGGGCATAAGAGTATTGTTTTCACGACATTTCTTAGCAACGAAACTCATCAGTTTAATACCTTGACCACGGAATACAAGATAGCTAATTGGAACACAACAGATATTCGCCATTTCTGAATAACCAGTAATCGAATCTATTTTGTTCATAAGATGATGAACAAGGTTACAATCTTGAATACAGTATTTAGCAACTATGGCTCTGTCTGCTGACGAACCTTTTGCTAATCTGAAAATATCCTTTGGCGATACATCATCCTTTGCCATACCCCATTTAATAGATTTACCTTTTTCAAAATGCTCATGTCCTATAATGAGCAATACATTATATTTATTTGTTTTCTCTTGTCCTTTTACCATTTCAACGACTTCTCTGCCTCGTTCGATATCTAAAATCCTGAACTTTTGCCCCTTCTTATGATACTCGGAAGTATAACCAGAAATCTCTATGTGAATAAAGTCGTTTGTATGTACTCCCATTAAATTCTGGCTATATAATTCAGTAACTTCACCAAACTCTGGATGCGTTATATGCTCTACTCGTTTAATGTCGTCGCTAATAAACAATCCAGCAACATCATCTAATTTATAAGAAGACAGAATAAATTCGCGTCTAAAGCTAGCAAGCATATCTATCTGCAATCTTCCAGTCATTTTAAAATATCTAAGATCATATTCGCCACTAGCAATAGCAATCTTGTTGGTTTCAATATCATATTTCCCTGGTTCATCCCGCTTTGGTTTTGCAGCAAGTTCGCCAACTTTCCTAGACAACAACATAAAGTCATGGACGCATTCATTCTCTTCCGCTCGGCGAAATAAGAATTCATAATCAAAACCGAATATGTTGTACCCAATAATTATATCGGGGTTCTCTTTCTGTATTAATTCCGACCAATGCAACAAAAGACATCTTTCGTCAGGTACTGAATCGATAACTGCGCCATCTACTGGATCACACGAACCAAGAACAACACAATGGTTTAAATAAGGTTCCAATTCACCGTATCTTAGAAAAGTGGATCCAATAAACGTCACTTTATCACCCTCTAACCTAGGAAATAATCTAGTTAATACTTCGTTGGTAACTTGAATCTTTTCGTCTCTGGTGATAAATTTCGGATCTTCTTTGATGCTAGTTGTATTCATTAGAATGTCAAGGATCTTTTCATCCTTTCGCTTTTTAGTCATCTTAGAATTCCTATGAAAAGCTGCGGTTTCTTCGTCAACGGAACCATCATCACCAACTTGTTCTATTTCATCAGAAGCATTTTCACTAGCAACATGATTCTGGACGTCATTCATAGATTCAAACATATCATCGATCCTTAATAGTATAGAATTATCCTCATCTTTATTGGCGGTTTTTGCGTTTTCAATAGTTTCATCCATCAATATTTTAATAATATGGTTCACCCGTTCTTTCGAAGGCATAATTTTGGGATATACTAGATCTATATTTTGAAAACTATCGTATCCGAAAGCAGTTAATATCGTCTTCTGTAATAGAAGTTTTCCTTTGTTTTCATCTAAGAATTGTGCTTGTTTGATAAACGTGTCTACGATATTCATAGCTAGGCGTTTATATGTTTTAACTGGAATGGGGAAATCTCCATGACTGCTACTTGCCTCAATATCAAAACTACAGATCTTAAATGGAACTCGATCGATTTTAGTGGGTTCTGGAGTTAATGCTGATAATGGGCATATGTATTCGTAGTTACATGTGGTTGTATTTACAGATGATCTTATCACCTTGTTTAGATAAAATGAAACCCAACCACTTGGACTAATGTTATGGACGTGGAAATATCTTAGCAATGGAGGAATGTTTCCACTCTCATAAAGTTCTAGAGAAACTCCATGGAACATGAATTTAATGCGCTTGCGCTCTTGTATTGATGGATCGGATTTACTTGGACAATAAGTATACCACAGATTCTTTACTTTATTCATAACTTCTGTATTTTTAAAAGTAATCTGCATAAACTTATCTTGTTTACCAGCCGTAAAACCATACAACTTGTTTCGATCAACTAGCTTATGCGAGACAATCGAATCTGCGTACTTTTTATCTATTTTAGATAGAATCTCATTGATTAGCATCGTTTCATTGTACTGGGTCCAATTATTTCCAACGCGGATAAAGAAGAACGGCTGGAAATCTTTGATGTAGATGCAACAAGTTTCCCCCGATTCGTTTACACCAAACATTTGTATAACGAATACTTTGTTATCTACTCTTTTGCCGTACTTTTTAGTATCGTTATCTGATCCAGAACTAGAATCTTCTTGAGATTCTAATATCTCGTCATAGGCGTGAAAGTCAAAGAGGCGATAATGCTTCTTAATAACAGGTTTCTTAATTTTACTCATATTTAGTATATGTGTTCTTACGTTTATTAGGGTTGAACAAAATAATTCAAAATTTATTTAATTCAATTTTTTGAATGGGCGATACTCCTAGTTAGATATATCCCTCCAAACTGGAGCAGATTTTAAATCATGCAGTTTAAAACTACGACGTCTCCTGTATCCGGGTCTCCTTCTCCCACCAACCACACGTTTAGAAGAAAACCATCTCTCCAATTCGCTGCTAGTTCTCCCCCCCTGGAAATACTGTAATTTCCCGCCATGAACCTTAAATATTGTTGGATAACCATTTGCCATTAATTTTGATCCTCCTATTAAACTAGAATTAATGTTGCTGATTTTTGCGTCTTTTGCATTGTCTGAATCTTCTATCTCAACAAATTTATAAGAACCATTTCTATAAGAAGGTGAGCTCATAATATTCTGCTTCATTGTTTCCCATTCTGGTTTCAAGGATTGACAATGACCGCACCAATTAGCGTACACCAACCCTATTATGACGGGTCCTTTCATATTCTTTTTTGTAAAATTATTGTTGTTCTTTTTTGTACGTTGACGCATATATATTATTAGTAGATATTGTTTTATCTAAACATCTATTTTTTTCCTAATTATTATATATAAAACATTGTATGAAGAATATTCGATTATTATTTTTACTATTTTTAATTATAGTATTTTTAGCAGGAATATACTTTATATTCCATTTTAAAAGTGCCTATAAATATGATTTTATAAATAATAAATTAACTATTGAGCAAATGGACAATGAGAATTCAAAGTGCCCTAATATGTTAATACAAGAAGGAGGCATGCTTTTATTATATAATTCTAATAAACCAGTAGATGAGAATAATCCTATACCATTTAATAGTTTAGATGAATATATTTATTATTTAGAAGCTCAACGCAAATTGGGAAATACATGCCCTGTTCTCTATTTGAACAAGGAAAGCAACGCACAAGGAAAAGATGTGTATAGAATGCGCCCTAGTCCATTTGATATGCAAGGAGGTCTTCCATATACATCTAACACGCATAACAGACGCTCAACAATAACTGATATAAATAGCAATACATTATCGGAACAAACTCCAGTAAACACGATACCAATAGATGTTATTGATGCTTCCCGTGAAAATGCACCTTATAATTCAGGAAATTACGCAAGTTTTGATCCTACAAACCAATACACAGGAGTTTTTACAAATCTAGACGCAATTCATTATTCTACTGAAAACTCGCAGTTTAGTGATAACCCTATGGATCCTAACTGGGGTGGCGTTGAGTATACACAGGAAATGATTGATTCTGGTAAATATGAAGAAAATAATATAACTAAACCTATGTTATTTCAACCCAAAACTGCGTTTATGCCTATTGATCCTAGTAGACCTTTGCCAAAGGACATTATATAAGGGGGTAAGGGTTCGCCTCGTTTTTGTAATGCTGAATGTAAATAATATAAAAATTTTTTTATATTATTCAGAAATGAAAATTACACGCGAAGATCTTAAAAATATGTATATAGAACATATGGAAGCAGAAAGATTACGATTGGCCAAGTTGGTAGACGAAGAATTCAAAATAACTGTACAAGAGTTATTAAATGAAAATATATCAGGCAAAAACTCGTATCAAAGAAAAATATATGAATATAGTGAACCATATTTAACTGCTTTGTTGGGTAGATTACAAGATGTTTTCATAGACAGTAAGATATCAACTGCTTTT